AGAGGCGTTGGACAAAATTAATAAGTTGCACAGGGATAGTGAGTTTATGAAAGCCTATCAGGGGCAAAAGAACCCTGGGCATCAGGGGGCTGTTGAAGAGATGACGGATTTACATAAAATGGCTTATCCTGAAGAAGAATAATAATAATAATAATAGTAGTAGTAGATTTTTTTCCCAGACACCTGCATATAATGCAGACTGGGTGCATGGCCATACAGTTGGTCAGACTGGTGACTTAATCACAAGGAAGTCTTGCATAATTAAGATACCTTCCGATATAAAAAAAAGAAGAGAGAAGGAATTAGTAGAAATCTTTATTTATTGGGAGGTATTCTTATGAGTACTGAAATTACGGCAGCATTTGTCCAGCAATACCGAAACAACCTTATACACCTGTCACAACAGGATGATTCAAGGTTGATTAATGCGGTTAAACTGAAAGAGAATGTGACCGGCAAGCAAGTGTTTTTTGACAGACTTGGGTTGCAGACTATGACCCAGCTTACATCACGCCATGCTGACACCACACAGGTTGACACGCCACATTCAAGGCGCATGGCATCATTAGCACCTTACACGGTTGCTGATTTAATTGATGACCCCGACCAGGTTAGAACACTTATCGACCCAACCAACGGTTACGCAAAGGCGCAGGCGAGTGCTATAGGCAGAACACAGGATGATATAATCATCGCTGCTATGCTTGGTACTGCCGCTACTGGCGAAACTGGTTCGGGTTCACAAGCACTACCATCCGCACAGAAGGTTACAATTCAAATCGGTGGTGGAGGTTCAGATGATTATCTTAATCTGGAAAAGGTATTACAGGCAAAAAGGATTCTGGATGCCGCAGAAGTAAACAAGGAAGGTCGTTATCTTGTTTACGATGCAATTCAGATGGAAAATTTCCTGCAACTTGAGAAGGCAACATCAACTGATTATGCTTCGATTCGTGCATTGGTAATGGGCGAAATCAATACTTATCTTGGTTTTACATGGATACATTCTGAAAGACTGACGACTGATTCAAATAGTGATACACAGGTCATAGCTTTCCAGGGTGATGGTGTTGGTCTTGGCATAGGAAGGTTGAGAGAGACAAGAATTACAGAGGAATCTACCAAGAATTACGCTACTCAGGTTTGGAGTTATCTTGACATGGGTGCTGTAAGAGTTGAAGATTCAACTGTTGTTGAGATTGCGTGTAAGCCATCTTAACGGTTTTTGTTCTTATTTAAGTAGAAAACATTAACTTTTTTTTAATAATAAGGAGTATTGATTATGGCTACTTTATACAGTACGCAAATCACAAATGATGATGCTTCCCCACCGGTAAGGGGGGAGTTTAATCGCAACGGTTCTGCTCTGAGGTGTAAGATTGGAACATACAGTGCCTCCGGTTCGGAAAGTGCAGCCGATGTTATTCAGATGGTAAAAGTTCCAAAGGGTGCGATAGTTAATTCGCATCTCTCATATCTTATATGGGAGGACTTTGGGACTACCGTAACCGCAGATATCGGAGATGGTGGCGATGATGACAGATATTGTTCTGCGCTTGCTTTAGGTACTGCAAGTACATCTTCTGTCACCACATTTCAGGAAGCTGCGGGTGCTGGTGTGTATGCGGCAGAGTATGAGTATACTGCTGCTGATACCATTGATATAACACTTGATGCGGTCAGTTCACCGACAGCGGGTCAGACTTTGAAGATGTTTGTGTTTTACACACAAAACGGGTAAGGGTTTTTAAGGGGATAAGGTCCTTGCCTAACCATTGCCTCTTTATACTCTAAAGAGTGGGTTAATCCTTATCCCCGTTTTTTTTATATAAGGAAAATATGAACAGTTCAACTGCAATAGCTAATGCCAGCTTACTGTTGATAGGTGCGAAGGAATTAACTGATCTGGACACCGATACCACTACTACTGGCAGAATAGCACAGAGATGGTACGCCCATACAAGGGACTCTATCCTGAGAGGTTACACATGGAATTTTGCTTTAAGGAGACAGGCTTTATCCAAGGATGCCACAGGTCCTGATTTTGAATTTACAAATTCGTTCACCCTTCCGACAGACCCGTATTGTTTAAGGGCTTTGGTGATGTTTGACAGCGATTCTGAATGGAAGGTGGAAGGCCGTAAACTTCTTACGGATGACGGAACGGTAAACCTTAAATATATAGCCCGTATTGCGGATACGGTTGAGTTTGATGATTTATACACGGATGCCCTTATCTATAGGTTTGCAGCCAATATGGCTTTTCCGGTAATGAGGGACAAGGTTCTTCAGGATAGACTTACCATACAGTATCTCGAAAGGGTCAGGGAAGCCAGGAGTGCCGATGCTATAGAAGGCACATTCAATAAGATAAGGTCTGAAGTATTTATTGATTCACGGAGAACCGGCAGTACAATTCCACCCGCTACGCCACCGAGTTCTGCTGGATCGGCAAGATGAAGTGTTCACTAAGTGAAAGTGTTCACTAGGTGAAAGTGTTCACTAAAGATGAACATCCTGAAATGTGAACAAAGATGTGAAAAAAAGCGATTATGGCCAGAACACAGAAAATATTTACATCATTTACAACGGGTGAGATAAGCCCGAAACTCAGTTCAAGGGTTGACTTTTCTAAATATGTAAATGGTTGCGAAACGCTGGAGAACTATACGATATTACCGCAGGGCGGTGTGACACGCAGGCCGGGTACTCGTTTCGTCAAAGAAGTAAAGGACAGCACGAAGAAAGTAAGGCTTGTACCCTTTCTTTTTAATGTTACAGATGCCTTTATTCTTGAATTTGGCGAGAATTATATAAGGTTTTACAAGAACCAGGCTAATATTACTAATCTTGGGAGTCCCGTAGAAATCACGACAACATACGCAGAGGCAGATTTATTCGACCTTCATTTTGCCCAATCTGCGGACATACTGTATATTTCACACAAGGATTATGCTCCGAGAAAACTAAGTCGTGCATCCGATATCTCATGGGCTTTTGCCGTTATATCATTTGATCCTCCCCCTACATTTGAAGCTGATACCGATTTAACCGCTGCTTTAAAACCATGCGATGAAACGGTTGGCACGGCAAGGACTTTTATCGGTGCGAGTGGTTCGGAAAAGATAACAAACGGAGAGTTTACTTCTGGTATTACGGGATGGACAGATAGAAGTGTAGGAACAGGTGCTATCTCGTTTGACACCAACCACATGGAGATCACGGAAGGTGGTGGCGGTGGCGGTTCTGGAGTTGACGAGGGTATAGCGGAACAAAACATTACGCTGACAGCAGTTTCCCATACCATATCATTTAAGGTTACGGTAGGTGCTTTACGGTTAAGAATAGGGACTACATCAGGGGCGCAGGATGTGCTTACCGATGCAAGTTATAGTGCGGGAATACATACGGTGGCCTTTACGGGCAATGCGGGAGATAATTTTGTCCAATTCCATAACCTTACAAATGCCCTGCATGAACTTGATAATGCAAGTGTTGTTATCAATTCTGATATATTTCTTGCTGCTGATGTGGGAAGGGCGATAAAATCAGGTGCGGGCAGGGGCTTTATTGCTTCGATTGTAAATGCACATAAGATTACAGTAGATATAACTTCGGCCTTTTCAAGTACAACACTAGTAGCAAGCGGTTCATGGTTTCTTGAAAACTCACCCAATGACACCCTGACCCCAAGTGCCGTAGGGCCGATTGGGTCGTCAATAGAACTGACCCTGGCAAGTGCGGGATGGCGGTCTACAGATGTGGATAAATATGTGAAGGTAAATAACGGGATGGGCAAGGTGACATTCTTTACATCTTCTACGGTTGTTAAGATTGAAGTTCTGCGTTCCCTTGATGATACCTCTGCTGCCCCCGGTGGAACATGGACTCTTGAAGATGATTCATGGACAAGTACAAGGGGATACCCTGCTGCCGTAGGGTTTTTTGAACAGAGGCTTTTTTATGCAAGAACAGACACGCAACCCCAGACATTATGGGGAAGCGTTATAGATGATTTTGAAAGTTTCGCTACGGGTACAAATGCTGCCGACAGCCTTGACTTTACATTAACAGGCATGAATCCAATAAGGTGGCTTTCGCCAAAATCACAATTATCAGTAGGGACATACGGTGGTGAACTTGTTATCAGTTCAACAAGCGATGCCGCTTTATCCCCGACAAATGTAAAGATCAATGAGCAGACTACTCATGGAAGCTCATCCCTTCAACCCATAAGGGTGGGGGAAGTAACGCTGTTTGTTCAGCGTTCAAGAAGAAAATTGCGTGAGTTTGTCTTTGTGTTTGAGGATGATAATTTTCAAGCACCCGATTTAACCCTGCTTTCTGATAATATAACAGAAGGCGGTATAGATGATATATCCTACCAGCAGGAACTTGAATCCATTGTGTGGTGTGTTAGGAATGACGGGCAACTGCTTGGTATGACATACCAGAGGAAACAGGATGTTATAGGGTGGCACAGGCATACCACGGGGGCATCGGGATTATTTGAAAGTGTCGCCACTATCCCAATATCAAATAAAGACCAGACATGGGTTATTGTAAATAGAACTATAAATGGCGGGGTTAAAAGGTGTGTGGAATATTTTGATGAAGATGCGTGGAGTAGTGCAACAGCCGAGTTTAACCAATGGAATATGCTTAATACTGATAGTGCGGTTATATACGACTCTACGGCTACTACCACAATCACAGGGCTTAATCATCTAGAGGGCGAGGAAGTCACGGTGGTAGCTGATGGGGCTGCCCATCCGAACAAGACCGTTTCAAGCGGAAGTATTACCCTGGAACGATCTTCTACGGAAGTGGAAGTAGGACTGGCATATACATCAACACTTAAAACCGTGAAACCGGAAGCCGCATTATCAACGGGTTCTTCGCAGGGTAGATTCAAGGGATGGTCCGAAATAGTGGTGAGACTGCTCAATACATTGGGCGGTACTATTAACGATGATGTTATTGAGACAAGGACACCGGAGGATAGTATGGATGCTGAACCGCCCCTGTATACAGATGATTATATCGTGCAGAATTTAGGTTATGACAGGGCGGGGCAGATTACGGTGCAACAGACACAGCCGTTCCCGCATACCATTCTCAGTATTACAGGCACTATAGATATAGGAGAAAACTGATTCCCAGGGTTATTCCGTTTGAAGCAAGGCATTTGGACATGATTAGGATGCGCAGGTTTGATATAGGCAGTATTGAGGGAATGGATAACTGGCGTGATGTAATCAGAAAACAGACTGAAAACGGTTCATCTGCCACAGGAATAGATGATAATGGTATGGTTGGCGTGATAGGTGGTGTGTGCGTTGTCCGTGATGGCGTTGGTGTTGCATGGGCGATTACATCCGACCTGATAGTAAAATATAAGATATATGCCCACAGGGTTATAAGGGATGTGGTTAATGATAGTTTCGAGAGGTTTAACCTGCACCGTGTTGAGGCATCAATAATAGTAGACCATACGGTAAGTCACAGGTGGGTGGAAAGATTAGGATTTAAAAAAGAGGGACTGATGCGAAAATTTGACCACAAACAGAGAGATTACTATTTATATGCGAGGGTAAAATAATGGAAGTAGCAATAGGGGCGGCAATAGGAGCAGGAGTTGGATATGTTGCCACAGGTGAAGCAGAAGGTGCGCTTATAGGCGCAGGCGTTGGTGCGATTGGCGGTTATGCGGTAGGGCAAATGGGTGCAGCACCTATAGGAGGATTACCAGGAGGAGGTACAGGAACAGGTGCGGGTGCAGGTGCGGGTGCAGGGTTTAAAGGAGTGTCATTGCCGGGACATACAGGAACTTTTAGTTCACCGATTGCAGGTTCAAATATACCAGGGAGTGCGGCTTTCGTTGGTCCAATGCAACCACCTTCCGCCTTATCGGGTTTCTTTGGTAAGATGGGTACTACATTGGCCAAGGTAAGTAAAGTCGCAACGCCTTTAATGCTTGCGGGTTCACTTCTTACTGCGGGGTCTGGTGTGGCGGGTGCTTATGGTGCAGCAGGTCAAGCTGATGTGGAAGCAATGTATTCCGATAGACAGGCGGTACAACAAGAACTTGCCCGCTTGGATGAAAAGGATAGAAGGGTAAGGCGGTATTTAAAGGACAAGAGTGATGTTGAAAATTATTATGCAGGCGTGGGTCTCCGTTCTGATGTGGGTTCGCCCCTGGTAGTAACAAGTGATTATTTCTATACCCTACAGAAAGATTTACGGGCCATAGATATGGTTGGTTACGGAAAAATTGAGGGTTACCAGAAAGAAGCACAAACATTCAGGACTTATGCTGATAGAACCAGAAAGGCCGCACCATACGAGGCTGCTGGACAGGTTTTATCTACTGCCGGGAGGGCGTTAATATAAAGAGATGGGAATAAAATTACCTATAGATACAAGGGAAAAGGCAGTACCTGGCGGATCAGTTCTTCCCAGTCCTAGTTGGCAGAATGTTACTCACCAAAAAATTGTTCCCGATGCGTTAGGGGTATTGGGAAAGGCAATTGAAGAGGTGGGGTATACTGTCCAGCAGGTAAATGATAGGACAGAACTGGAAAAACAATCACTTAAAACCGAATCAAAAATATCTGGAATAATCCTGCAAAATTCCACTAATATTCAAGACCCCCAAAAATTTCGTGATAAGACCGCAAAGGAAGTAAGCAAGGTAATAGATGATGCACGAAATAATATTAACTTCAGGAATAGACAGGAATTTGATATTATCTCTACAAAACTGGGACTTGATGCCGAAGCAAAGATAGCGACTGGCGGTATAAAAAAGACAGTTGATCTTTCTGCTGCCCAATTCACTATAAGTAAAAATGATTTAATGGAAAAGTATCTTGCGGAATCAGTAAATCCAGACACAGGATTGCCCTATACAGAAGAGGATGTTGTTGGTGCGGTAAATACTCTGATACAGGATAGGTTTGATACCGGTGTGTTTGATGCGGAAAAATCGATAAAGGAAGAGGCGGATTACCAGGCTGATTTAGCCAGATTAGATTTCCTTAAAAATTACGAAGATGACCCAAAGGCTGCTGTTGAAAAATTAGAAAAAAATAAATGGTTGTCATCGGAACAAAAAATAAATCTTCATTTTAAAATGTCGGGCCGAATTACGAAAGTTGAAAAAAAACAGGAAAAGGAAAGGAAGGCAAAGATACAGGCGGATGCGGATGAATTGTATCGGTTGCTGGTATCACCAGAAGATGGCAGGGAAGTAAAGCAGGAGGATATTGATAAAATCAGGGGAGATGGGTTGGGTGGTGGTGAGTTAAGGGTACTACAAAACAAGTTTAATGAGATTGAAGATAAGGGTGGGGTTGGCGATACTGACCTGAGAAATGCACATAGCATCTCTATACTAAATGCGGATACAATAGAAGATTTAAATAACATAGGTAAAATAATAAAGAAAGAGGCGGGTAAAGGACAGCTTAACACGCCACAGACAAAGGAATTGATTGCCTCTATTGAAAGCCGAAAAGCCAAGATACTTAAAGGGGAAAGGCCATTGGGTTATACAGAGTATAGGGGCATGGTAAAAACGCTTTTTGGTGCGGAAAGTTTAGACACATTTTGGGATGCCGATAGGGCGATTAAGGTGAATGTAGCTTTAGGCCGTTATATAAAACTTATTGATGAGGGAAAATTACCTTCAGAAGCTTATCTCCAGGTAAAAAAGGAAATTCCCCTGCCAATGGGAAGTTCCACCAAAACAATAGATCAGTTAGATAAGCAATTGGCAAATAGTTTGTTTTTGTTCAAGCAGGATAAAATCACAGAAAAGGCTTATAAAAGAAGGGTGGAGAGTAATAAGAAAGCACGAGAGTTCCGTAAATATATGGATGAGCATGGGTTATAAATAATGCAAAGTGATGATAAAAAACAGGTAGTTAACAGGGATTCAGGTGATGAAAATGCTGCGGTAGAACAGGGTATCACGGCTGCTCCACCGGATGATGATTTAACCGATGGTTATATTAACAGGGTGGAAAAAAGGGATAAGAATGACCTGGAAGATTATGTAAGAGAAAGTCTGGGTGATAAATACGATGAAATAGTAGTCGGGGAGAAAGACGAGGCTATAGCCAATGAAGCACGGAATCTTGGGGTCGGGGATATTGACGATTACTTGGAGCATTTACGGGAAGGCGGAAGTCCTTGGGCGGATGATTCCCTTCCGGGCCAAATAACAGCAGGTACTGGTGATGCTCTCAGAAACAGTATAAATGCGATTGGGGATATTGGGGATGCCCTTGGAGACATCTTTGGAATGGAAGCCCTTGAAGACAAAGGTGAGGGTATTGGAGATTCCATAGTGCCCAAAGTGCCCCTATCTGACTCAAAAACAAATACAATAGCCAGGAGTGCCACACAGTTTTTAGTTGGATTTATTCCCTTATTTAAGGCTGCTAAAGTGACTGCGGGTGCTATAAAACTACCGGGAACAGTATCAAAAATTATCGGGAAAAAGGGAGTAAAGAAACTTGGCAAAAGGGTTGTCTTGCCTGAAGTTGCGGGTGCGGGTGCATCATTTATGGTTTTTGATCCTAAAGATGAGAGGTTGAGCAACCTTATAAATAAATTAGTGCCTGCGCTTAGAAATCCCGTTACTGAATATTTAGCAACAAGCCCTGATGATAGTGCGGCAGAGGGAAGGTTTAAAAGTGCGCTTGAAGGTCTTGGGTTGGGGGCTTTAATGGAAGGTGTGTTCCAGGCGTTTAGGGGGATAAGGGCATCATACGGGGTAAGTAAGGTTCAAGTGGAAGGGCAGGTAGCGGATACCAAAGCCTTTAAAAAGAAGGATAGACTGCCTGGCAGTAAACCATCCTTTACTAAGAAGGATAAAGAGACTGGCGAAGTAATTTTAAATGTGGATGCGATTCGCACACCAGATGATTTAAGTAAAGGCATTGCTACCCTTGCCAATCTGGAAAAGAAAAGGTTTGAGGCCAAGCGTGGTGTAAGAGGCCATGAAGTAACATTACAGGCATCCAGAATACTGGAAATGAAAATTGATGATATATTGAAGTTTTCAAAGGGGACTGTAAAAAACGCTGAAGAATTAATTACTATTGCGAGGATTGTTGATGAACAGCATGGTAAAATTATGGAATTATCAAAGAGGGTTCTGGCGGGTGAGGATGTTGGGAAGCAATTACTTAAAGAGGCGGATATATTAGGGCTTGTCGATCCTAAATTCTTTGGCGTGAGTGGGGAATTGGGCCGTGCATTAGAGGCGCATAAATTAATACAGGATACTGCCGGCAGACTATTAATACTATCCGAATCCCTTGTTATGGCAGATGGAAATATGACCATTAAACAATTTGCCACGATGCTGCTTGCACAGAAAACACCAAAGCAAATGTCAAGATTTATGCAAATAATTAAGAAGTTGCCCAATATGATAACCGAAGTATGGTTGGCGGGACTTCTTTCTAGTATAAGGACACATGAGATAAATATACTTGGTAATACAAGCACAATGCTTATAGCTGTACCGGAAAGACTGGTTGCCTCTGCATTTGGCAGGGGGGTTCAGAAACAGGAAGCGATGGATTTGTTATTTGGGATGATTCATTCGTTTAAGGATGGATTAAGGTTGATGGGTAAAACCCTGAAAACAGGTGTGCCTAAATCAGAATTAACCAAATTAGAGGGAAGGGCTTTTAAAAAAGCCATATCGGCAGAAGAATTGGGATTGTCTGGTACTGCGGGTCGGGCTGCTGATATGCTTGGAGAATTTGTAAGATTGCCGTTTAGAGGTTTAATGGCAATGGATGATTTTTTTAAGTTTCTTAATTATAATGCGGAACTTCACGCACTTGCAAGGAGGACCGCAAGGGAAAGGGGTCTTACTGGTGATAAGGCCGCAAAGCTGATGTTTGATATTATACATGATCCACCCCCGCAAATTGCAAGGATGGCGGAAAATTTTTCCGCATACCAGACCTTTACTAATGAATTGGGGGATATTGGCAAGTCGGTGCAGGGTATTGCAAATGCCCATCCCAGTATGAGATTTGCTTTGCCATTTATAAGGACTCCTGTAAATATATTTAAATATTCATTGGAACGCACCCCCTTTGCATGGATACTCAAGCAGGTTCGCAGGGATATTAAGGCGGGTGGGGCAAAGGGAAGCCTGGCTTACTCTAGGATGTGTTTGGGCAGTATGGCGTTATTTACATTTGGTATGCTTGCCAATGCGGGATACTTTACAGGTTCTGGCCCACAAAACAGAACCCTTAGAAACCAGAAGATGCAGACTGGATGGCGGCCATATTCCATGCTGGTAGGTGATAAATATGTATCATATAACAGGCTTGACCCTATTGGTATGTTAATAGGGATTGCTGCTGATTTAAGTGAGGCCAGGGCTTTTTTAAGTTTTGAGGAAGCGGATGAACTCGCCCTCGCAGTTGTACTTGCTATTTCAAGGAATATGACAAGTAAGACATATTTAACGGGACTTAGAAATGCACTTGAAATAATTAGTCTTGGTAGTGATAAAAATATAGGATTTGGAACTTCTGCTTTAAAGAAATTTGTTGGTTCATTTCTGCCTACCCTATTTAGGGATTGGGAGAAAGGGCTTGATCCGTCAATAAGGGAAATGGATACCTGGTGGAAAGCGTTCAAGGCAAATACGCCTTATTTTTCACAGGATGTACCTCTTATGCGCAATCTTTTTGGCGAACCTATTGATCTTCAAGGGGGGTTACTTGGTTCAATTGCCAGCCCCGTATATATATCCAATAAAGTGGATGACCCTGTAATGGATGAGATAATTAATCAAGAGGTTGTGGTTGGAAAGTTGCCAAGTTTTTTATTCGGCAAGAGGCCTTCCAGGTTCGGAAAGCCAGACCCCGATGACGGTGTTAAACTTACAGAAGAACAGCATGATAGATACAAGGTGCTTGCGGGTGAGAACCTCAGAGAAGATTTAGAAGAATTAATGAATAGTTCCGATTATATATCAGGTTCTGATGGGCCTCTTGGCCAGAAGCATATGCAAATAAGCAGTAAAATTACAGATCACAGGGAAATGGCAAAGAATAAACTACTGGAAGAATTTCCAGAATTAATAATAGCAGTAGAAGAGAGGAAGATAAGGTTAAATTTAGAGTTGCAGGGGTGGGGCGGTATAGAAGCCCTTGAAGGAGGAGGAGAATAAAACAATGACTTATGTAGATACCACGCAAAGGAGAGAGTATACGGCAACATCAAGCCAAACGGTGTTTGCATATACTTTCAGGATATTGGCGAATACAGATATAAAGGTTTATGATGACGGGGTACTCAAGACACTTACCACTCATTATACTGTATCGGGGGTAGGTGATGCAGGGGGAGGAAATGTAACATTCGGAACGGGAGTGACAGAGGGCAATCTTGTTGTTATTACCAGAAGCACCCCTGATACGCAGAATACTGATTATACCGCATCAGGCCCTTTTGCGGCTAATGACCATGAGACTGCCCTCGACAAACTTGCAATGAAATCGCAGGATTTAGATGAAAAGATAGGAAGGTCATTTAAATTTGCGACTACTTCAACGCTTAATGATATTGATATTCCAGAGGGGACAAGTGCGGCAAATAGGGCCACAAAGGCGATAGTATGGAATACCGCTGGTGATAATATTACTTTAGGCACTTCCATTGGAGAGAATCAAGGCAACTGGGCCACTTCTACCGCATATCTTGAAAGGGATTTAGTCAAGGATACATCTAATAATAATATTTATTATTGCAATACTGCACATACATCAAGCGGTTCTCAACCTATCAGTTCCAATGCTGATAGTGCCAAGTGGGATTTGATTGTTGATGCAGCAAGTGCAGCTTCGTCTGCGACAGCGGCAGCTTCTTCTGCAACATCGGCAGCTTCTTCTGCTTCAACAGCAACAACACAGGCAAGTAACGCATCAACTTCAGCATCTAGTGCCTCATCTTCGGCATCTTCGGCATCAACGGCACAAACCAATGCAGAGACTGCCGAGACTAATGCCGAGACAGCAGAATCAAATGCAGAGGCATCAGCAGGTGCTTTAGCCTGGAAGTACACATTTGACAGCAGCACTACAATGGCTGACCCCGGTGCAGGAGAAATAAGATTTGATAATGCTACCGTAGCTTCAGTTACTAATCTGGCTATGGATGCAACTTCGGCAGATACTGGAAACCCTGATGTATCTGATTTAATTGCAAGCATAGATGATGGCAGTAATGATACGCATGAAGGCTATGTAACTATACGGAAATCTGGCACACCTGCTACTTTTGCCTGTTATAGTGTTACAGGGGCTGTAACGGATAGCACAGGATGGTTGCAAGTACCAGTAACCCATGTTGCCTCCAACGGCACAATATCAAATACCGACACACTTTATATATCATTTGTGCGTACTGGTGCTAAAGGAGCAACTGGAGCAACAGGACCAGCAGGTGCAGGTAGTGATACTCCACCTGATAATGTATTCAGGATACAAGATAATGTTGACACAACCAAGCAGATAGCATTTGAGGCTTCTGGTATATCAACAAGCACTACAAGAA